ATCCGAGGTAGATAGATTGACCGTGTGGAAAGAGGGTTATACAAAAACTATAATCGTCTTTGTACTTGTGACTGCCGTACAAATCGGCCTATTGGTCGGCGCATTTCAGCTCCATATGCTCGCCGACATCAAAAACAACTTTGGAGCCTACCGTTGCAATCCTCTGTTTATGCCGTTTGTCGGCAATTTTGGGTACGATCCAATTGATAATTTTAATTTTTGTGTCCAAAGTATTTTTAGCAGTAAAGCGGCCGAAGTATTCGCCCCTATCTACGGGATTTTGGGGACGTTTCAGGGAGTTTTGATGACCGTCGTCAACTCCGCTATGAGTATTCGTGGAATGTTCGCCAACTTTTTACGAGGCGTTGAACAATTTATTGCCAGTGTCCGCAACAAAATTCAATTCTTACTCAACAATGTTCGTATGAGTTTTATTCGTATCTTGAACTTGATGGGTAAGGTATATGGCTCTATGTTTGCGGTTCTCTTTATGGGTCAGTCGGCGATGACGGCCGCCTTCAATTTGGCCGACAACGACCTCGTAAAATTTTTATTTGAATTCTGCTTTGCGCCTGATACTTTGGTCAAGATGAACGATGGAAGTTTTAAGGCAATTAAAGAGATTAAGATTGGTGATGTACTTGCTGAGGTTCCTAACAATAAGTCACCGGTTGTGTCGTCGGTCTTCCGTTTTGGAGGTCGTTCCACACCCATGGTACGCATCGGCGATGTGGTTGTGAGTGCCGCTCATTACGTGCTGGCTGGGTCTTTAGGTATGGTGCCTGCTGCGTCCCACCCTATGGCGGTGCCTGTTGACTCCGTGGACGAACTTATCTGCCTAAATGTTGGCGGTCATCGTTTCCGTGTTGGTGTAGACGGATTACTCGTTGCCGACTATGATGAACACGAAACCTCTGATGTGGTGGTCGGCACTCAGCGAACCGCCGCCCGTGCGCTCAACGGTGGTTTCACATTCTACGAAGATTCGCCCGTTTTGGATTACAGCCTTGGTATAGCAGGTTCCACCGAAGTTGAAATGGCCGACGGCTCTTGGAAACGCATGGATTCGGTGGCGATTGGAGACGATATAAAATATTCTGGAAAAGTGCTCGGTGTAGTAACAGAATTGTGTCGTAATACCGTGGTCTCACCTGCGGGCATAATCTTTTCTGGCGCCCAACTGGTCTACGATTCTAACGAACATAAATGGAAACGCAGTGCGAATCGCTGGACCAGAGGACCTGATGGTGGTTCTAAGAAACTCTACTCCGTCTTTACTGTCAATTCAGGTGTTCTCAGCATTCGTAAAGGTGATTCTGTTGAATACATCCGTGACTACCGCGAAGTACCACTACCCGAAATGGAGGAGGAGTATGAGAAAGAATTTCTGCTCGCTCATTAAATATGTCTGTTCCTTCACAGCCTCCGCCATACTACGGCTCCACACAGACGTATATTTATTACCCAGATCCCGCCTTACCGCTCTCTACCGTCAATTACTGCGCCCAGAGTTGCGCAATACCACTCTTTCGCGTACAACCAAACGACCGTTCCGCCTCCGACTCAGTCTCCTTCAACTCTGGAAAAACCCTGTATTCCTCAGAATCAAATAACTACAACGTCTACCAAAATGTTTCCTCGGTAGGAATTGTATATACAAGTGCTCCGGGCGGTGGCAAACCCTTTCCCATATTCCGCTCCCATACCGACTACATTAAATACAAGCGTATGCAGACTTTGTTGACACAGAACTACGCCTCCGACACCCAGCTTTGAGAAAAATTGAGTTTAAGTTTCTACTATTTGAATCGGTCATAACATGCCCATTCAAGTAGATGCTGCCCTACACAGCAATAATCTCCTAGTACGAATTCTTCCGTCACGAGGTTCGGTTTCGTATCGCACTCCTTACCACATTGCGCTTCTCCTAGATACAAGTGGAAGTATGGAAGGAGAACCAATTTCTGGTGTTTTACGCACCCTTCATCTTCTCATTGACCGAATGGATGAGCAAGACTTTCTAACAATTATTCAATACTCAAGTGATGCGTCGGTTTTGGTTAATTGCCGAAAAATGAATAGTTTGGCAAAGAGTGAACTTCATAGTCTCGTTAATACTCTGGAAGCGGATGGAGGTACGAACATGGAGGCGGCAATTGAGGAAATAAGCAATGTAGATGTATCTTCTGGCCCGATTGATTCTGTATTTCTTATGACCGACGGATTTATAAACAGCGGAATCACCAGTTCTGCTGGCCTTTTACGACTTCTATCGGCTCGCTTGGCCGCCGGCACCCCAGTAAACACTCTCGGCTACGGTAATTTACACAATAGTGAAATGCTTCGTGATATGGCCGTTCGTAGCCGAGGTTCCTACACATTTGCTGATTCAATTGAACTCATTCCCGCCATCATCGGCGATATCGTTGGCGGATTGGATGAACGTGTTGGAAGTAATGCTGTGGTTTCAGCCAGGGGCGGTCGCTGTATTGAACTTGGTATAGATATACTGCGTCCGTCAGTGTATAATGTTGGTCAACTGATTGTTGATAAACCACAATGGGTTGTCTTTCAAGGTTCATCTCTTCCCGTAAAAGTCACTTGGACCGAGGGTGGTGTAGAGAAAAGTTTAGAAGTGACTTCTTTGACCACTATGGATGCCATGGAAATGGAGGAACAAATTCAACGAGTTCGTTTAGTGGAAACAATGAATACGGTGGCGAATTTGATTCGCGACCGAGAACATGATAGAGCAATAGAAGCTTTGATTGCGCACGCACACACGCTTACGCTGTCACCAGCAGCGGGGCGTCCCTTTATCACGCGCCTCCAGGCCCAAGTGGATGAAATGGTTGAAGACGTTCGCAGTTACGATAGTCGTGCCTTGACACGCATGATTAGTAATACTACAGCGCTTGGAACTCAGCACGGATTCTTCCTCAGTCGTAATACGACCGTGAGTGACCCTGATGTTATTAGGTCTCCATTTAGCACACCTCATCAGCGTGATACGACTATGATTATTACACAAAGATTCCAAGAGTACAATTAGATGGACGCCTCCGATACAATCCGTAAAAATAAGGCTCGTGCTATTTATGTCAATCAAAATGCCGCCTTTATTCTTAAAAATCCAAGCGGTGATTGTAAAAATCTTAGCACCTGTTGCTACTATCCTAGCAGTTGTTTATTGAATTTCCCTTCTTTTGAAAACAAATACGATTATTTTAGAGGTTTTGGTGTATGTAATAGTACAACTTGTGGTGTTATGATGCCTTCTGGTCGTTCGCAACATTAGGTTTTTTTCATCTGTTCTATAAATGTCTTCTGGTGAGGCTGTTATCTCCGATAAACCGCAAGCCGAACGCTTAAAAGAATCAATTGCGGTTTTGAAAAAACTAACAATTGATTTAGGTATTCCTTTTTCGTCCCCCGAGGTCCAAGAACTCAAATCTCGGTTTGATTTGTATATCAAGGACGGAATCTGCTGGAAAGGGGAAGTCTCATTTTCATTCTACGGACGCATCGCTGTTGTCAATCTACCCAAATCGGCAAAAAAACCGATAGAAGTCACCTTGAAGCGCATATAAATTATGTAATCAAATATGGCTCTGGATGCTGTACTCGCTCTGGTTCTCCTTCAAGCACCTCAATATCAAATTCATACTGTATTCTAGCACCGGCTAATATTAGATTTCGTTTTACCATTGAGGAATATCCACTTATAACTTTTGCCGCATGCTCTACTGGATAATGAAAATTGCGAGCGGCGTCAAACTCCATTAATCTTAGGCCCAGAATATACACATTTTTATCGTAAAAGTAAAGATCCAAGGAGAAGTTTTTGAGGTGCTCTCTCAGTGTATTATACTGAGCCGTCGCATCACCCTCTGGCTCCTTATAACCGAAGATAGTAAAAGCCGTTTTAAGACTAATAGGATATCCAACATACATTTTAATACGTTTAGATTTTTAAGATTATAAATGCTCAATTTTTAATTACTGAACAGCATACCTCCACGACCACCATACACCTTAAAAATATTCCAAATTGTTACGTACGCATATACATTAAAATTAGGTGGCGAACCGCCTCCTCTCGCCTTATTCATTGTAAGATATAACTCCTTGCGTTCTATCTTATCCCAGTTCGCCGTTCCTTTCGGTTCGTATTCTAATCGGTCGTTTTTATGGCCGAACGCATACGCATAAATATAACGGTCAATACAGGCCTCTTTGACAAAATACTGTGACGGTATAACTGAACGAAAGAAGCTACCGCCATCATGTACGAATCGTTCGTAGGAGTTATAATGTAAAGCGGCACCCTCAAGTGGCTCCGAGTACGCATTATAAAATCCAGGTTGAATCTGCCAGTTGTTCGCCTGTGCCGGTAAGAGAATGGCATTCGGCCACCAAGGAATGGTTGACGGATTGACCGGTGGCGGTGGTCCGCCAAACGGCTGCGAAACCGGTGTTGGAAATAAATCCCTCGTAAAAAGGAAAAACGCATTGTATATTTCCGCCTCTGGACGCTGTAAGACCCACAGCAACTCTTTCGTTGGATTTGCGTAAGGGACGTTCAAATGGAACTCAGTTTGACTCAAGGTCTGTTCTACAGGAATCGCAAAATGTTGTTGTACCTGATAAGTTATTTCCGCAGTACGAAATCCAATGGCTTCAGGCTCTTCTAACGAAATGTACTCAATCATTAAATACGCAGCAGTAGGTGAAAAACGCAAAGGCATCTGCATACCTGGAACTAAACCACCGACCACAGGATTGAGTCCCATACTCGCATTCATAGTATATACTGGACCGATTGGACCTGCTGGTGGATTCACCTGCCAAAATGGCGAACCTGTTATCGGTAGCATAGGATTATACGGTGGAGTGTAGGCCGGTGTATTCTGTAATCCTATCGTGAGTGGATTCGCTCGTGCTTCCGTATAAACCAGTTGATTAATTGGACGAAAGGTGACATGTATGCGTACTATATCGTTTGCCAACGCCTGAATTGGTAAAGCGTGTGAATGAATGCCAGGCTTTGAAAACCAGAATGGAATAGGAATATAGACCTTGGTAGGAATCGGTGTTAAATAGGTTGTATTCGTAAATCCGTACGCAGTTCGTTTTATCATATAATTCTTCGCCAGCGCAGATTCGGTAGTTTCATTTAACTCGTCTAAGATTTCTAACAATCGTCCGTCTAACTGTTCAACAATCTCTCCACCAATCTCCAACTCAATCTGTTGAATCATAGCGTGTCCAAGGCTGTTCGTCCAACCAAATAACGGTCCCAGAAAATTTCCTAAATTGTTAGGGTCTATCGCTTTAATGTCGGTGTTTCCGTTGGCGACCTGGATTGCTAACAATTGTTGTGAGTAAATATCTGGCATTTCAACCACCACCATCACTCCGTTAATCAGTTCGCCTATCATAGGAATTGTCACTGAGACTCGCTGGCCGAACTCGGGTGTGCCGTCAAAATTCACCTTATTCCATTGAGCGGCCCAGCGTGTCGTCTTATTCACCACATGTATAAATTGGTGTATATCTGGATTTCCTTTTGTAGCCATTAGACGCGCATCGGCGAGCCCCGTGGTTACGAGCGTTAGGCTATTTGCGGGAGTGGCAGCCATCCTTGCTATAGACTATTAATTTATGGACGCTTAAGCCAGGCGCGGTCCATCGTCAAACACTATCGTATCTCCTGGTTTTATAATGTTTGGCATGTAGTATGAAATCTGTTTTTCACTGGGAGTATTTATATGAAACCATTTATAATCTCGTGGATACGTCTGT